GCCTGATTAACCGCAGAGAGGTCATCTGATTCATCAGTTGTATAATGATTACCAGAATAGAAATCAATATCTGAACGCGCTTCAGTATCCCAAGATGAACGCGCATCTCGCCAGCGCTGCCATAATTCCTGACTCTCCTGAGCCCTAGGGTCTGTTTTTAGGTTAGGCATACCGCCCCAAAGTTAAATATTAAAATATCTACTGTCAAGACATTCTTAGTCCGGTCATCCAATTATATACTTTTCCTCCTATCGCCTTCTTTTTACCACTGTTTTTATATTCGCTTTTCTTCATTCTTGAACTTGATGGCGCCTTAGCATAATAATCAGCGTAATACAATCCATCCATTAAATCATCATGACGCGGAAACGGATGCTCAAAGAACTCATCCACCAATTCAGTCATACTGCGCCTTATAAACAACTTCTTTGAGTTTACTATCGGCCCCAGAGTAGTTTCCAGCCTATCTTCCTTCTTTATACCTCCCGGCGGCTTTACGCCCCTAAATATACCCGGAATCAATCTTTTATCGCTGTGCGCCAATCTAGTCACCATATCTCTCACCATTTCCTGTGCTGCCACTGTTTCTATAGTAGCTCTTCTTATTGGTGTATATTTATTAGCCATATCTATAATTATCTGCGGTAAATCAAATGTAGGTATACGTTCACGAAAATATTCCAACACATAACGATTTTTCTCTTTATCTATCCCTATAACCATGATTACCTGAAAATCTGATGTATTTGTAGCTGTAGCGGCAATATCAACACCAATATAAACATTAACTGGTATCATTTCATCATTTGTAGCTAAATAGGCCATTCTATCAATTGATTTGAATTTATGTGCATGATACTGTATTCTATCTATCTTGAACGCTGCTGTTGATATATCGCGAGCATCGTTCATATACTCCTGAGCAAACTTGTTAACTAAGCCAGCTTCAATAAACTCCATCTTCTTGGCGGCCAGCTTTTCCTTGGAAAACTGTTCCGGCCATATAGGCTTACCATCCTCAATCGCCCTGTAAAAGGTAACATCCCATGGATATTTCCTGTCATTCTCCGTGGCTTCATTAAAACCATCGAGAATCATCTGTAAGAAACTATCAAAGTGTACAATAGTTCCGCACAACCATATCCAACCCTCATTTCCCGGAGATTCCTCTAATGCAGGATATATGGTAGATACTACCCATTTCTTAATCTCAGAGCGTCTTTCAGGCGTTTTCGTATTTAATTCGGATTCAAAGTCATCAAGTATGATTCCAGTATAACGTACATCAAGTTCTGAACGACCACGCAGGCGCTGTGAAGTACCCTTTGCTATCATCCTGTCGCCCTTGGCAGTAACAATATCCTTCTCAGTCCACCTGTTGCCAAAAGCGTCTCCAGCCATTTCGCCAAAATAGTATCTTATAAACTTATTTACCTCCAAATGCGTCTTGACATACTTTAAGTGGTCAATAGCCTGACCCTGTTCTTCAGCAATCCAAGCTATGAACTGTTGCTCAGACTTAGCACTAAACAGCATTTTATGCAGAATAGCAGCTTTTGACAGGATTGACTTGCCAAACCCACGTGGAAGTATATTACATATCCTAGCGCCGGGTTTAGTACTAATTAGTTTATTAGCCACTTCTGTGTGAAACTCAGGAGAAGCGCTCTTATTCAGGAAATCCTTCGGCAGAAACGCCCTGCCAAAGTATATTAAGTCAGAATATGAATTAGCCAGTACCTCATCGGCATGCTTCATTTCTGATGGAGATGGGGTTATGTTAAAATTATCGACCTTATCCAACTTATAATCCTATATATACCGTAAAACACCGGTACTGTTATCGCTGGTGTTATCGGTGTCAGACAAATCATTGCTATTAATAGTTTCATTATCTTGCTCCTTTTTATCAATAACTTCAATATCAAGCCAGTCTTCAAACCAAACATCTATCACGACAGGCCCACTACATTGTTTATTTTGCTGGTATTGGCAAATATCAGTATATCGCCGTCACCATAGACTGAATGACAGAATCTACAATAGTAACTCCTAGGCACACCTATTGCTTCAAATATAACCATCTTATCATTATCGTCTAAACTACGCTCGCATACGACACAATCATCAATATCAGTATCCACCACAGGCATACTGTCTATTGATACATCACTAAAACCGTCTTTAAGCAGGGTCTTTTTCTCCATGTGATATCAGTTTAACGCTAGCCCCTCCAAGCTGAGCCAGCTTTTCCTTTGTAAAACCTTCAAATACAGCAAGAGACTCCGTCTTCTTCTCTTTTGGAAACATGCCAGCTATTTTCATAAGCATCTCCAACGCCCTCAATCTGTCTGAATCCCTAGCGCTTTCCTTATCAACTATCGTTTTTGCTGTCTCAAGCAGGTAATCTTCATCTATACCGGCCTTCAGCATAGATTGCCTTATTTCTTCACTAACCAATTTACTAACCCTTTCTGTTTTTAACAAGACTGTCGCCTGATTTTTAGCGTATACTTCCTTTTTTGTCGGATATACCTTTAAATAGGCGTCAGTGGGATTCATACCGCTGGCAACATATTTGGCGAATAGGCGCTCTCTTTTAGTCAAATTAGGCTTATTAGCCCTATGTACAGCACTATTTTCATTCCTTGACAGGCTGTATATGTTTTTGGGAGGTACGCCAGACATAAGGTGTTTACGCTCACTATGACGTGTACCAAGTACTGTAGTAACCAATTCTCCCCCGCTTTTCATGGATAGACGCTTTATAATCCTGCATACCTGACCATCATCAGTAAGAGTCCAGCTTTCAGTAGTAGCATCACGCCAGTTATCATATACATAGTCGTCAGGGAATAGTTCCCGGAACTCATCCATGCTCTGAAACACAGGCTCCTGATTACCTTTTACTAATTTATACCGCGCCACTCCCGACCCTATTATTTCTTATTTCTTAGCTTTTTAAGCATTTTTCCTCCGGACGCGGCTTTATTACCATCTATTTGTTTGCCCCATAGAAATGTCTTACCATTTACTATATCAACAACCTCAAGACGGAAATCTCCATTAGGAAACCAGTCTGCAACGCCAAACGCATGAGCCCAGTTAACCTGACGGTTATTAAGCCACATATTAGTTTCCTTTGACATATCTTTCAGACAACCCATAGAAAAAGCATGATGAGCCCCATCTACATGGGTAACACCAGCACGCTGTACATCATGAGTATGTCCATATACTATATTTTTACCTAAATTCATCGTATGCTGCCTAGTATGGCTAATTGTTGAATAATGACCACCATGATAGAAGTACAATTTACCTATACGCATCAACTTTCCATAGGGATAGTACTTATATCCCCTAGAATCAAGACTCATTACGTTTTTGTACCTATATTTGGACAAATACGGATATTCCTCAACAAACATATTTAGCCAATTATCGTGATTTCCCTCAATCATGTGCTTTTCTTCGCATTTTACCTTTTTCAGCGCTTTATCGAACAAATCAAGACCATCATTTACCTTAGCAGCCTCAAGCTCTAGGTCTTCAATAACGTATTCGAGAGGAGGGCGGCGGCGTCTTTTGTACTTGAACGGTGAAACGCTCTTCCACTCTCCCAAATCGCCTAAACAGACGAATATATTAGGTTTTACTATGGAAATAGCCTCTAAGGCGCAGTTTATGGCAGCATCATCCTGCAGTGGAAAATGTATGTCAGGTATGATTATTGCCCTACGCTTACTGTTTTTCTTTATTTTTACCATTTTTCCTATTATATAATATTATTTTATTGGATTTGCGGGACATATCAGTAGCAACGTCATCTCTAAGCATGCCAATTGCTATTTTCCCGCCTTTCTCTTTGAATTCATCAGCGCCCTTACCCATTGCTTCTACGACAACTAAGTGGCGTAAGTTGCAATCGCAGCACCATAAGTAAAAATGTGCCTCAGCGTCAACCGCAAACGCTTCATCGTCAAATGTTCTAATGTTCATTTACTATACCCGGTACGACTATTTGCTCAAAATACTGGCAATCATGCGCTCTACACGGTTTATCAGCATATTTCTTGTCTATTTTCTGATATATAGCACCATCTGCATGTTTCATCATGGCGCCTATGCATATAGTATTAACCCAGTTGCAGCAATGTTGTTTAGCCTGTGTCAACTTTTTCTTCTTGTCAGCTTCATACACAAGGCAAGTTAAGCAAAAATAATGATAATGTCAAATTCGGTGATTTCTATTATATAACAGTACTGTATATATTATATATATAAGCGCTATACTATATACTATTTCTACTATGTACTATACTATTACTTATACGCTACAGAAAATTGAAAAAATATGTGTACTATGTGTGTGGGCCTTTTATGTGCCCCCATACCCGGTCGTTCGCTTTTCGAGTTGTAGGGAATTTAGTTGAAATTTAATTATACATAATATATATTCTACGACATTGGGTTATAATTACTTCAGTTTGTTATATAAAAAGCATTGCTTGTTTACTATCATCGCTAGCGTTAATATCTGTTGATGTCAATCAATAAAACAAACAAAGGAGAACAGATGTCACTGATAAAATACACCAATGCAATGGTTGCACAGGTGAAATTAATCTTCATGGTAACTACTGATGAAGGCGAACAGGAGCTAGACCAAGTAAAATTCGATGCTTGGAAGGCTGAACAGGAGGCCCAAGGCAACACGTTTCCAACTGGCAAACGTGGCAAGGTAGTAGACACCGAGGAGTTGACCAATGTGAAACAAGCTATCTATACTTCACTGAAGAAACTCCCTCATGTAGCTACTTCTGGCAAGAAGGGTTATATAATAGATGATATAGGGCAATTAGTCGAAGCACAGCTACTATTAAGAGTAGTAGAGGCAGATAAAGGAGGTGTAAGTAAGAAACGATTTGAAGATATCCATAAAGCTACTAAGCTAGCTATGGATAAGAAGACACCTAAAAAGAAGAAATAAATAAAACAAACTTCTTTCCCTATAAAGAGGCTGTTCATATATTTGGACAGCCTTTTTTTATGAAATATATCGAAGATACACATACTTTACACGCTCAAATCCTTGGAAGCGATGAATAGCATACAGTTATCGCTAAACCAAGACCACTTAACGCTAATCACTAGAGGCGACGCTAGTCAAGGTACTATCTATAAAAGAACTATTCCAACGCAGTACTATACAGCGAACAAAGCAATAACAGATGTACTAAAAGTATTGCGTGATACTACAAATATATGCGTAGTGTACAAAGATTGCGTAACTGGCCTTAGATATGAAATTAATAATCGTAAAAGCGCACCTCCTGTTGATAAATACAAGGGGTTGCCAGCGTCAACAAGATATATTCCGGACAGACTTATTACTCTAATAGCTGAAAGTAATGGCGTATCCTTTAGCGATAAAGCGATGCTCAGACTAGCTAATGTAAAGAAAAGCAAGATAAGATATTTAATGGGTGAATATGATAGTAAGCGTATGAACGCTGAAACATTTGAACGCAAACTTAATCAATTAATCAGTAAATATAGATGAGGGGCGATATTATAACAAACACCCTCCGACTCACAAACAGTCGCTCCTCGTCTCCTATAAAAGAAAGGTAACGCATGAAGAATATAATAGAATTCCTACATGACAGCGTAGTAGTAGCATTTTTTACTGTTATGACTGTTGCGGCAATCTATGGCTTAGCGTTGATGATATGGATAATGGCGAGCTAATAGATATTAACTACATCAGACAGATGAACAGAGTATATGGCGCAGCTATGCTTCAAACTAACGAAGCGTACGAAGCGCGTAAGAGATTTTGTGCATTAAGCGATGCACTATTAAAATACAGGCGAGAGTTCCTCATTTACAGGATATTTGAGTTCTTGCGTCTGAGATAATTTAAATGGCCTCGGTATCAACAGCGATGTGTTCCTTTCCAAATAACAGTTAAATAGCGCTGGCTGAGGCCATAAACTTACAAGACAAGCACTGCGACAATATTGTCGTATGTGATAACAATAAACATAAAAGGAAAAGCGATGCAAGATACAATCTCAGTAAAAGGATTGCATGACGCACTGAACGAGAAGGGATACATTTGTAATCCTAACTTTGTTTCACGTATAGCGACATCAATTCATGCTAAGCCTGTTGGTGGTGCGTTTCTCTATGGCCCTGCGGGGACTGGGAAAAGCCTGTTGCCACAGGTACTCGCTGAGATTCTTGAGCGTAAATTGTTCTTTCATCAATGTTCAGCAGGTACTCGCGAAGATGACCTATTGATGCGTATTTGGCCTAATGAAGACACCAAGTCAGGTGTTAAAATAGAATATGGCAAAATATATGAAGCGTCAAAAGCTTCTCAAAGCGAAGAAGTTATTGTTGTGTTGGATGAGTGGGATAAGACAAAACCTAGCGCAGATGGATTCTTTTTGGATTTTCTGCAATATGGTAGACTGTCAGTTCCCGGTGGTGATGCCGTTCTGGCTAAACTAGAAAACATGACAATATTCTTTACCGCTAACGATGACCGTGATTTCTCGGAAGCATTACTGCGTAGGTTTCCTAAAGTAGACCTTACGCCGTTACCGCCTCTGCTTGTTAATCAGGCACTGCGAGAGACGCACGAAAAGAATGTATTTCGCCCTAATGCTGTTAGTTTATACCAAAAATGCCTCATGGCAGAGATGCCAAAGCCGGCTACTATCCAAGAACTGCGTCAATTACTTGATGCAATAGAATATCTTGGTGCAGGTGCTGACTGGGACACGCTTGTTTTCCAATACATTACAAAGACTGATGAGAATCATTCATTACTGCGTAATGTGGAGAATGGCGATTGGGATGACTTTAAGCATGAGCAACGAAAGAAACTATCTCCTGAAGCGTACCAACAGGTATTTGGTGCTGAGGATGATAGCGATGGTAATGCTATTAAAATGCCGGAATTATCTAATATAAGAGGTTTCGACAGTTCATTTGATACCGCTCAGGGAATACCTGAGTCAGATGATATCTATGGCGTTATAACTCGTGATGAT